GTTAATTTTTCAAAATCAACATGGTATTTAAAAGAGATGAAATTTAAGAATTGAAGAAATTTTTCCATTGATTTAGAAAAATCCCACTTCTTTAAAAAATGTTCAAAAAAATACATTTCTTTTTGCTTTAAGATTTGTTCTGGAGATATAAATGACAAACAGGCAAATTTTTGACCAGCAATAGGTTTATCTTCGTCCAATAAATCTACATATTTAGGATTTTCTGTTCCATCTGCATTTTTTTGTAGTGTTACACCCTCCGGTGGTTCATTAGGATTGACAGGTTTAGAAAAACTCATTATAGATATTTATAATATTAATATTTAAGTGTTTTTACGAACTTTTTATTAAATTATATTTTTTTCTTTTTTATTTATATAACTATGACAGGTGGAATGTTAGATTTAGGTGAACTCGTCAAGAGAGCTATCAAATATCTTGTTGAAGGCCTTATGGTTGCAATTGCAGCCTATGCCATCCCAAAGAAAGCACTTAATTTAGATGAAGTTGCTCTTATTGCTTTAACTGCTGCTGCTACATTTAGTATCCTTGATACTTATGTACCAAGCCTAGCCGTAGGAGCTCGTTCTGGTGCCGGCTTCGGTATTGGAGCCAATCTTGTAAAATTCCCAGGTGGATTTTAATTAAATAAATAATAATATTTTCATTTTTTATATGTATATATTATTTTATATTTTTATTATTTATTTGTTACTTATTATCATCTCCCCTATTCGGTATATTCCGTTTTTACCAACTATTCCTATTTATCCTAATTCCGAGAAAGAAGTTTTGTTAGTGGAAAAGCAAGTTAATTTAAGAAATAAACATGATATAGATTTCTTCCAGTTAACGGACAAAAGTGTAAGTCCAGTTTTTTCTTCAATTGTTCCCATATCTATTAAAGAACTTGATGAAATAATTACTGAATTCCCTATAGTGTTCATAATATCCTTTTTCAAATATACCATTAATCGCCCAAGACCTATACAAATTAAACCTAGTTTAAATGTATTAACATCGATTTCTGCTAACACACCCGCTTTTCCAGCTGGACATTCGTTCCAAGCTTATTACTTAGCCAAAAAATTAGGTAAATCTTATCCTGAACTACAAACACAACTCGACAATATTGCCGAACGATGTAATTCTGTGCGAATTAAAGCAGGTCTTCATTATCCTAGTGATGGCGATTTTTCTAAAAAATTAGTTAATTTTTTTTATTAATTTTTTCTCACTACATACATGTAGTATACAACAAAAAAAATAATTATATTTAGGAATAATATAATGATTTGGTTATTATTTTTATATTTGCCTATGATTTTCTCTCAACCAACCAAAATATTAAAGTTTAATACAACCAATAATATTTTATTGAAAGGAGAGATAAATGAAGAATCTACAAGTAAATTTATACATGACTTAAATTTACTTCCTAAGAAAAACAACACAATTGTATATTTAAATACACCAGGAGGATCTGTTACACATGGTATGAAAATAGTATCAGAAATACAAAAATATAATCTAACTTGTGTAGCGGAAACAGCATATAGTATGGGATTCATCATATTACAGGCTTGTAAGGAAAGATATATTTTACCACATGGTAAATTAATGCAACATCAAATGGCATTAGGTATAGCAGACCAGAAATCAAGGATAGAAAGTTATATGGAATTTATAAATCAAATGGAAGATGAAATAATTACAATGCAATCCAAAAGAATAAATATTACTGAATCGGAATTTAAAGAAAAAATCAATAATGATTGGTGGTTATATGGCAATAATGCGATAGAAGAAAACTGTGCAGACGAGATAGTAAATATAGATTGCACAGAAACCCTTACAAAGAAAACAGAAATAATTGAAAAAGGAGGATATAAATATACATATTCCAAATGTCCTCTTATTTCAAATCATATTAAAAGAGAGAAAAACAAAAATAATGAGGATGTTTTCTTTTTCCCGCTATTTTAAAAAAACATTATTCATATCTATTTAAATATAACTATATAGTTAAGTACAATGACATGTTATACTTTAGAATATATTTGGATAGATGCCAATAATAATTTGAGAAGTAAAACAAGAATATTTTATTTTTATCCAGAGGATAATGAATTGTATCTAGATGATTTGCCATTATGGAATTTTGATGGCAGTTCAACAAATCAAGCTACAGGTGATAATTCTGATGTAATATTAAAACCTATAAATATATTTAATGATCCATTCAGAAAATTTACAAATATTACTAGCAAATTAGTATTATGTGAAACCTATGACGCAAACAATAATCCATTGCCTTCTAATAATCGTTACTTAGCCAAACAAATTTTTGACCAACATGAAAAAGAACAACCGTGGTTTGGTTTAGAACAAGAATACTTTATAATAGACGCATTTACTAAATTACCAATATTTTATAATGAATCGAACACTCAAGGACAGTATTATTGTGGAGTGGGAGAATGCAATGAATTGGAAAGAAAATTAGTAGAAAAACATTTAGAGTATTGTTTATATGCTGGAATTAGAATATCGGGAATTAATGCTGAAGTAGCACCAGGTCAATGGGAATTTCAAGTTGGGCCATGCACAGGAATATCAGCGGGGGATCATTTATGGGTAGCAAGATATATTTTAAATAGACTATGTGAAGAAGAACACAATCTAGCAATTAGTTTAGAACCCAAACCATTAAAAGGAAATTGGAATGGTTCTGGGTGTCATACAAATTTTAGCACTGTATTTATGAGGGAGGGAACCGGTAGTAAAACTGGATTAGAGTATATAGAGGAAGCAATAGATAAATTAAGAGAAAAGCATATGGAACATATGAAAGTTTATGGAGAAGGAAATGAAGAACGAATGTCAGGTAAATTTGAAACAGCTGATTATTATACATTTTCAGATGGTATAGCAGATAGAGGAGCATCCATAAGAAGAGGATTGCAAACCGTTAAAAATAAAAAAGGTTATTTTGAAGATAGAAGACCAAGTTCTAATTGTGATCCTTATTTAGTTACATCAAAAATAATGGAAACAATTAGTCAAAAATAATTTTCAATATATAAATATATATACATGGAAAATACTGTAGAAAAAGCTAATAATATTATGAATGGAGTATTACTATTAATATTAGCGATATCAGGAAATTTTATCGCTGAAACATTAGGTTGTAAATCACAAAAATTATTATCTGAAAATATGGTAGCCAAACATGTGGTCATTTTATTTATTATTTATTTTTCATTAGGTTTTGCTAGTGAAAGTAACCCGAATCCCATGATTTTATTAAGAAACTCAGTATCAATATGGGTATTATTTTTATTATTTACTAAAATGTCTTTGAAATTCAATATATTTGTCTTTGGGTTAGTTGTTTTATATCATTTTATTTACACCTATATTAATTATTATTCAAGTTTGGATAAGAAAAAATATAAAAAAGAAATAGAAAATTATAATAAAATATTAAATTATTTAAAATATTTAATAATTGGATCATTAATAGTGGGATTTATTTTATATTACAATAAACAAAGGAAAGATTATGGAAAAAACTGGTCTACATTTAAATTTATTTTTGGGGTTAATAAATGTGATTCGTTACAATGATATATTTAAAAAAAATTGATTTATTACAATTATATTATTATATATATAAATTAATTGTAATTATGGATATAACTGTAGAACCTGAAATATATTGTCCGATGATTGATGAAAAAGGAAATTATATCGATATGTGTCCTGCATATATAAAATACGGTATAAGGTGCCCTTGTGGTGCAAGAGAAGATTGGGTATATGATACAAAAAGCAAATTTAAACAGCACATATTATGTGTGAAACATAAAAAATGGATAGAACAAATGAACAATAATAAATTAAATTTTTATGAAAATAATATAAAATTACAAGAAACAGTAACAAGTCAGAGAGAAATTATAGCAAAATTAGAAAAAGAAATAATTCGATTAAAATCAATTAATTCTTATATAGAATCTAAATTATTTCAAATAGAAAATAAAAATAACCATGAAGTGGTTGATTTATTAGAAATTAACGATTAGATAGTATAAATAACTAAATAAACTATTAACAATTGAAATAATACACTTAGGGCACCTAAAAATAAGTATGATTTTTTTAATATACTTAATGTAATGAGTTGGTCCTTAGAGCAATTATCCATTGATTTACATTTATTTATAGTAAAATTCATTCTCTGGGTGTATGGATATAAAGCATATAATAAGTAAGCAGTAGATACAATAATAAAACCGATGGAAATAATTTTAGCTATAAAGGGTTTTACTTTTAATGATTTAACACGCGACATATGGTAAAATAGTAAACTTGTTGTTAATAATACACCTGATACTGCAATCCAATCACTTAGTAAATCTTCAGAACTAAATACACTATCCGAATAAGCTAGATAAACCTTTTCTTTTTCTTTAGTTGTCATTCTATTATATTAAATTAATATAAAAAAATTGAATTATTAATTAATGTTTTTTAAAAATTAAATTAAAAAATGAATTCACCTTTGAGTATTATTGAACATAAACTTCCTATTGAGCTTATAAATATTATACAAACTTATCTAATAAATGAAATAGCATTAGAAGCAATATATTATCATATAGATTATTTATATAATGCTCAAGATGATTATGAAGATTCACTACGAAATAATAACGAATGCGCTTGTTATAGATATTTTAACCCAAGAGCAAATAGGTGGAAAGAAAGAGAATGTAAATTTTGCTATATGATAGAATATACAACCAATTATCAATTACCCGGTTATAAAACTTGTATATGGAATAATAGTCAATTATCCAAAATTATAACAACATGGAGAGAAATAGAAAAAAAATATGATGAACAAGAAGATAAAAAAAAATACTTTAGTTAAATTTTAAAAATTTGCTTATTGTTGTCCTTTGTTAAATTTTAATAATTTGCTTATTACTGTTAAAAGGTGGTCTAGTTCGTGAAAAGATTACCATATCCCGTCTAATTTCATCTTCTCCTTCACCAGCACATTCGACGCAACAAAACCTAAAATTATGCAACATAATACTTGTTTTTAGAAAATTATCATAACAATTTGTTTCACAATCATATCTATCACACTTATAACGATAATCATGTTTATTTTTTAATTCTTCAAATACTTCTTTCATATATTCTCTATGTTGAGGATCATATGAGAATATTTCATCAACAATTACCTTTGGTAGCATTTCAAAAAGAGGATGTAAGAGAGTCATTTTGATTAGTTATCAAATACATTTTTGATAAATTAAAACGATTTTATAAAAAAACTTCAATTTTTTTTCAATTTTTAAATTTTTCAAATTTTTTTTTATTTTTTAAGCTCTTCTACGCATAGCTTTTCTGTAATCATAGCGAATACTCCATTCACCTTCTCCAGCACAATGTTCACAACAAAATTTATATAAATGACCTAATATTAATACTGTTTCAGCTTCCTCATTATATCTAGTTATAATTTGACCACAATATTCATTGTCACATTCAACTTCAGTTAATTCATCAAATACAAAACTCATATTCCATTTATGATGAGTAAACAAGAGATCAATCATAACATCTTTCATATATTCCCTATGTTGGGGATCATATGAAAATATTTCGTTAACTAAGACTTGAGGTAGGATTTTAGTAAGAGGATGTAAAGCCATATTGATTTAATATCAAGTTAGAAAGATTGATAGGAGAGAAAATATGAAAAAATAAACTTCAATTTTTTTTAAATAGTGGGAATGAATTCCCAATTAAGTTCTTCACAGATTTTTTTCCAGATTTCATCCTGTTCAATACGCTTTTCTCTATCTTTTAACATAGGAAAGTAAGGTAGAAATTGAGTTTGATCCAAGAGTTCACATAATTTATAGACAGTATAATAATAATTTAAAAAATTAACTCTATCATCAGGACAGAATTTAGCATAGGGAGCTTGAATTTCCATAAAAAGGTTACATAATGATTCTTCTAGTTCAGGTGTCATTACGGGAGGTTTAATACCTAATTTATCTTTAATAAAAGGAATATGTTCATAATATTTATTATAACCAAGTTTTTTAAGAATTTCTTTAGCTTTTTTATTACTTAAATTTTTTAAATCAATTCTTTCTTTTTTAATCTGGTTTTTGATATTTTCTAATACATCTTCCGGTATTTGGGTTGTTTCTTTAGCTTGGAATTGGGCTAATATTTCCCTAAAATGATTGATTCTTTTATATGCATAAAAACAGGCTTCTTTTGGGGGTTCTTTATAAGAAGGTTTTTCATTTTCAACAAGGTAAGGAATATGTTTATAACAATTATTACAAACCATAATACCTTCATGATCAATTGGAATTAGTTCACCTTTTTTACAAAATTGACAAATATCTGTTTCAAAAATAAATTTG